CCAGTCCGGCAGCGTTTTAAAACCTCTGGCAACGCGTTCGTTGCTGGACATGAAGCTGTAGATTTTCTTAGCCACGGCTCCGTTTACTTCCTGACCCTTGCGCAGTTGCTCCCAGCCGTTGACGGCGATACTTGTTTTCTCTGGTATGGATCGATGTCCGCGAAATTCGAAGAGGTATCCGCTGGACCGGAGGGTGGTATCTATTTCTGCAAGCAGGTATCCGGCGTGAGCCATAATTAGCCAAGAGCCTTCTGACATGTCTAGCTGATCGATATCGTATATGTGCTCGTAGTGTCCGACAGAATCTTTCTTAGGGAAGTAGTCTTTTATGAAGCGACGATCTACGCGGTCTATGATGCGTTCAGCTAATTTGTGTACTTGTTGAGGTACGCGGTAAGATTGGGACAGGGTTTCTGACCCACCTTCCAGATTAATGAAGGATTCCACGTCGGCTCCGGCCCATCTGTAGATAGCTTGGTCATCATCTCCAGCGCAATACATGCGGTCTGATCGTTTATCTAACAGATGAGCGATATCCCACTGTAGTAAGGAGAGGTCTTGTGCTTCATCCACAAAGCAGAGATCGAAATAAGGACAGACAGTGTGACCTTCTTTGACGAAATTTGCCAGCATGTCTGTGAAGTCAAACAGTTGCATGTTTTCTTTGTATTTTAGAAGACTGCGATTAACGTAATCTACAGTGTTCCACTCTGCGTCGATGCCGCTGTCGTCGTATTGTTCACGCAGACCCATCTTGCGCATTCTGGCTAGGTTTATGAGACCCAAGATAGGATCAGAAGCTTTGAGTAGGTCAGGGAGATCGTCATCATAGTTGGCGGCCCTTTTCATCTGTATCTCGTAGCCCATTTCTTGAGATAGTTCTTTGTAATGTTCGTCCTGCATTACCTGTTCTGGAACGATGTCGGAGCAGGTCAGGGCCAAACTATGCAAGGTTCTAAAGTAAAACAGGTCCTTCTTTGGATCGAGATTAAATCGGGCAGCGGCCCGCTCTTTTGCTTCGTTGGCAGCTTTTCTGGTAAACGCCAAGAAGGCTATGTTCATTGGAGCGATACCGCTTTGAAGGGCGTCGTCAACCATGTTAAGTAGGGCTGTTGTTTTCCCCGTCCCCGGCGGTCCGAATATCCGAAACATCTGCTTTTTCCTCTTGGTATATCTGAGCGACGCGCTGCTTGCTGACTCCAAACCACTTAGCTACAGCCGTCTTTGTCATAAATTTATTGTCGATCATGTTGACAATTTCTTTGTTTCTCATTTGTATAAGTACGTTTTTCATCAGAAGGGGGCCTCCTTCTTAGATGCAAACTTAGGCGTCGAAAGCTCCATGTCTGCTTTTTCAAACGCTGGGATTTGCCACACGCGTACTGAACGACCTTTAATTTTCAACACAGTACTGTCGCCGTTGATGTCTCTGAGGCGTTGAGCAATTCTGTGTGATTTGTATTCAAAGAATTTATTCTTTTTAAGAAAGTTCTCAAAATCTCTGAGGCGAAAATATGTGACGCTGGTCTCTTCATCTGTCCACGGACGGCGAAGTAATATTTCTTCTTTGTCGTGCGCTTGCTGTAGGAAGCGGCAAAACTCTTCCAAGTAGTCGTAGAACTGGCCGCTTACAGAGGCGTCCACAGCGACCTCCATAATCGCGCTTTCGTTATCACGCATCTCTGTAAGCAAGGAGCTAATACGGCCCTCCCACTGAGCTTTCTGAGCGGTTCGGGGCATGAAGTTAAGTTGCTCCATGCAGGCTTTTTGAAAGGCGGGCTGGCTCATTAAAGCTTCTGTATCTAACTCTAAGGGCTCGCCGTTTACATCCATAAACCAGACGGGAGGTGTGGAGTTATATTTTCTCAGGTTAGCAACAATAGCGTTCTGTACAGCAGAGCCGATACCAAACTTCATAGTAAGGCAAAGCTCTTTGTTACAGTGCGCGTTAATTGGCGCGTCGTTGCATTTGTATGCGTAGTCTCTGCGCTCTACCTGCTTGGCAACTACGTTAACTTCTGGCAACGGCAACGGCGGTTCAAGATATTGCATGTTGTAGTTTAGGATTTCTGTCTCCCAACTATCTGGGAATGCTTTGCGCAGATACACACCTATGTTAAACAGGCCGTTGTTTCTGCCACCCTCTGATATCTTTTGACGAACAAGGTGCTGCAAGCACGGCGGTCCGTCTCGCATGGGCATCTGTTCTGTGGGTTCTTCTACGATCTGTATCTTTTGTATCTGTTCCGGCGTTTGTACGTGCGTATCGTAAAGCTCAAAGAACTCTTCAAGGGTAGCGGAGGTTCCGTCATCTAAGATACCGTAGCGTAGCCCGTCCTCTGCGTCGAAGTATGGCAGGTTCAAAAAGTTTCCTACGTCACCGCGGTCCAAGTGCAATCGTATTTGTTTCGGAAATATCTCACTTTCACCGTAGCCCAGTGCTGCGGCGATACACTTCAGAGACTTCTGCATCTCTTTGGCTTCTACCCAATCGCTGCTAAACAGAAAGCAGTGCGCACCACCACTCTTAGAGCGGCACACAACCATAGGCAGGTTTAGCTTCCTAATCTTATCAATAAGGACCTTGTGATCCAACGGATATTGATCAACGTCTACACAACCCCACTTACACATATTCTGCGCGTTAATAGGGATAATTCCAATAGAGTTGCCTTTGCCTGAGAGGTGTCCCTCCCAAAGCTTCGTGTCGCGTGTTTCGCGCACGATGGCTGCTTTTCCGGTGTTCTTACCGTTTGACTGAGTTTTATCTACCCGATAAGTCCCGTAAGCTTCTTGCAGTCCATCAAAGATGGACGAAAACTTTTTAACGGACATAGTATTCCCCTATGGTGGGGGCTGCTAACGCAACCCCCTGTAAAACTTAAAACGGAACTTCGTCTGACTTGGCAGATTGCTGCTCGTCTTCATTCTGGTGTTTTACAACCACATCTCCGGCAAGAACGCTCGTAGAGAACTCTTTGCCTCTGGAATAAACGTGCGCGTCGGTCACAGGACCTTCACGCGACATTTCCCACCCGTGCCAACTCCCTTTGGAGTTCTCTTCAGCTACGGACTTGAGCTTGTAGATATGAGAGAACCGTGGAGGAGTGAACGGCCCGTTCTTGCCTTGCAAGGTTACGGATTGAATCATGGAGTTCCACTTGCGGCTTTTCTTTAGCTGCGTAGACTTCATGGCAATAAGAGCGGTTTCGGTGGACCCATCTTCGTTGACAACAAGAACATAATGCTGCGCTGTCTCCTCAATGTATTCCCCTTCCCCGTCTACAACGTATTCTTTGTTGTCATCTGGGTCCCGTTTAGTTTTAGGGATAACGTCCCCAGCTTTGTAGATATTGCGCGGTGCGCCTGATCCGGTGCCTCGCGGCATCCACTCAATGAACACGCGTTGGTACGCGCAAGGAATAACACTGATGCCGTCTTTACCAGAGAAAGCTTCCCCCGTTACAGTGTTATAGATGTCCCCTTTACGCGCAGTTTCGTGCGTGTCGAGAACAGAGTCCAATCCGCTTAACAGCTTGAGGAACGGAAGCGCAAGATCATCTGACCCAATGTTTTCGTTTCCCTGACCCGCGTCGCTTTCGAACATGGATGCGTCAAAAGCCTGTACTTCTGACTTCTTGGTTTTAGTTACAGAGTTCGCCATTATTTAGCTCCTTTTATAATAGCACGTTGACCTACAAAGGCTCCAAAGAGTTCCATTGGAAACTCTTCACCAGCTTCTACTCTTTCGCGTACAAAAGCCTTTAGTGTACCAGAGTGGATGGTTTCTTCCTGCGTTGACGGGTATCCTTGCTGAGAGGCAAACGACTGAAAGTCCCTTGCTCTGTCATCTTCACCCCTGCCAAACTGACATGCTACAACATTCTTAATGATGTCGTCATATCCGTTGTCCCGCAACCACTGATAAGCCTTCGGCCTGTTAGCTACGAGTATTGATGCACCGTATGTTGGTTTGACATCTACTGTCGCCCCGTCATCCAGAGCAAAGCTTGAAAGTCCCATCTCTTGCATTGCTGAAGGTAGGTCTTCGTCCGTCAACTTTAACAAGTCCTTCTTGCGGGCTTTGAGTTTTGTCTCAAGCTCCTGAACTTCTTCTTGCGTTGTGCGGATTGTTCGGGCTATCTTAGCTATACCTGTTAGCGAACCTAGCGCAGTGTTTTCGATGGAATTGGCGAAGTCTGCCTCCATCTGATCTTGTAAAAAGTCTGTCATGTTTTCTCGCTTTCGTTGTTAAAGACCCTTTTACGGCCTTGACAAACTCGCTTATATTCTCATATTATCGCGTAGTCAAGTGCAGTGGGAGAAAAAAATGAAAGTAGATT